ACCAGTCGACCCTGCCACTTGCGTGGGATCAGCATATTTACACGTCGACCAATCTCCTTGTTGTACACCACGTTGTACTTAGGATTCGGGCATTCCTGAAGTACCTTGCCGATGTAGTGCTTAGGAATAATCTCATCGATCATAAAGGACTCCTCAAGGATGGCTGTACCCTCCTCGTTGACCCAAGTGTTCTTACCTTTACCCGTAAGTGAACCCTCCGGCAGCTTCTCAGTAGCGATACGCATCGCCTCCTCGAACTCAACCTCCTGCTCCTCTGCAATCTTTGTTAGTTTCTTCTTAGCCATCAATAGCCTCCTTTACCTGTATTAGTTGTTAGCATTTCGTTTGAAGTGAAGTAGTCCGGACCCATTCCAGCGTTGGACATACGTAAATACCTAATAGCGTCAAAGAAGTCCTTCAGTGCCTCGTCGGACTTCCCTGCTGAGTTGTAGTTAATGATGCTATCAATCAAGTTACCGCAGTCCTCGTGAACGTAGCACAGTGGGCGATTAGCCTCATCAATCTCGTAGTTCGGACTGTAATTGAACCACTCATCCAGAGCCGTGCAGCCAATCTGCTCAGTCTGACCATCGGATGGTATAAAGTTCATACCGTAGTCATAGAACCGAGTAAATAGGTCCACGTTGTTCTCATTCTCCTTGGCGAAGAAGCGGGAGTCCCCGATGCGCTCCATTACTTCTATTCCGAGATCATCTTCAATCTCCTTGAAGAGTTCAGCGTACCTCTCAACATCGTATCCGAGTTTCTTAGCCGCTGGACCGTATCTCCACTTAGGATCACCGAATAACGCCCACTCACCGTACGTAGCCCTGTCAGGCCATTCCCTGCGGATAAATATCTCACCTTGCTCGGATACCCCAGCCCAGATGCTTACGTAGTTCCTAGCGAAGGCGGGGTCAACTACCTGATACCAGGTTAATTCCTTGCAATTCGGGAAGGTTAATCCGTATTTGTTAGGTTCATCCGAAAGAACATTGATTTCTGGACTGAAGTTCGGGATCAGTGAAGTCATTGACTTCGTGGGTAATCCGTACGCACGGACCATTATCTGGTCATCCGAACTGTTTCTTAGATCCTTGGCTATACGATCATAACCACCGAATGGGTTCTCATCGGAGTGCAGATAAACAACAGCAGCGTCCCGCTCAGGGCTGTACTGCTTGACTGGTACTTCCCTGCCAAGAAGCTCCGCTCTACGTGTCTCTAGAGTTTCTGCTCCCTTCAGGTACTCCGAAACGAACGGCGTGTACCCATCAATAGGCGTGAAGCCTAGAATCATCTTTGAGTTCCGTGTAGCTAGTCGGAACCGCAGTGTATTTACCAGCGCAGCATCACCTAGGTACTCATCCAGCCAGGCTCCTATATTTAGATTGCTGGCTCCCCTGAACCCGAACTCAAAACCTTCAAGGATGGTCTGGTTATTACTGAACTGCGTATATGTCTTGAAGTCCACGCGGGTTCTAGTATCGGGGAAGATGAAGGAACTTCCCGTGAAGCCGTTCTGCATACTGAAGTTAATATAGCCCTCAATGCTCTTGGTCTTCCTCTTGAACTCCTTGGGCATCATTTCCCAGATGGCAGCCTGCTGAACCTTGACCGATGTATCCGCGTTCTGGCTGAAGCATACTACGTGACCATCCTGGTTCTGCGTAACGGCCTCCATCACCATCTTGGCGCAGCCCGTTGTTTTTCCCGAATTGTGATTAACAGTATTGCCAATCAGGTAATTGTGATAAGTCGGAACCGTGAAGTCCCATACTGTATCCCTACGGAGGAAATAGTTGTTGACGCTTATGTTATAATATGATCTATTCTCACCTAAACAAGAATATGCCAAAACATAACCGAATCGAATACCCTGTGGACCAGATACGCAACTGGATTGAATCCGAAGGGAGAACTCAACAATGGATTGCTGATGAGCTGTCAAAGTCCCTTGACCCAAGGGTAACCCCGAAGCTGATTTACAAGGTGTGCAAGAAGCACGGGATTCAGTGCCAGCGGACTGGACCCCGCTCTGGTGAAGGTCATCCTGAGTGGAAGGGAGGTCGAATACTAAATAAAGACGGGTACATTGAGGTCTACGCCCCGGATTCTCCAATGCGGCGAAAGCACACTCCATACGTCCTAGAGCATCGTCTAGTGATGGCAGGGAGCCTTGGTCGTCCGCTAACAAGACAGGAGGTTGTCCATCATATTGACGGAAATAAACAGAATAACTCCATTGAGAATCTTGAGCTATTTGAAAACAATGCTGAACACCTTCGTGTAACTCTGAAGGGTCAATGTCCACAGTGGACACCAGACGGCTACCGTCGGATGAAGGAAGCAGCTTCAAGGAAGCGTCAAGCGGCTCTGGTGCGTCAAGAAATGTTACGTCAGCTATCGGATGGTATGAACCAAAAGAAAGAACCCTGTGAGTGCTGGAGCAGCGAATCTCTTCGCCGTCGCTTAATTGATAACAATATAGATCTAAAGCAGGCTTACGAAATGGGACCAGAGCTTCTGCTTCAAGAACTCGGTCATTAGCCTCATCATAAGCTAGTACATTGAAGTCGCCGTCAATCTCATCGACACGGCGGCTTTTTTGTGCAACTGGATCAAATATCTCCTGCTCAGCAGCTAGGCAGCGATTGCCACCGAAGGTAATGACCTCGTCGTATTCACTAATAGCGTCACGCATACGGCTCCAGCCCGGCAAATCAAAGCCGTACCGCAGAGGATCCTCCTCAGCAGCCTGTATACGACCCTCGTGCGCCCTATGAAGCTCCTCCAGTAACTTAGGATCAGCTTCACCTAGGAGTACTATCTCCTCATCCGATGGCGGCTTGAGGATCGGGTGACGTGTGAACTCAATCGGCATTATACCTCTTTACCGTTTACGCGGACCTTGACCTTGCGGTCAGTCGGTTTCTTGGACCAGTCAATCTCATCGTGGTTCTTAGCCTGCTTCTCGCGGTTATGTCCTTTGCGTGGTGCGCATCCCTTGCCCATAGTTATTCTCCGTGAATCTTGAGTGAACGTGTTCTATCAAACTTTCCAGAATGATGTTATGTCTTTGAATGATGTTGTAGTAAATACCGAGTACCTCCTGCTGGTTCTGTACCGTCTTCTTCAGTTCCCGAACCTCGTGGATCAATACCCCAGTAGCTGTGCTTATACTAATGATAAGTACAATTAGCAGTACTTTGATTATTCTTCCCATAGGCTGTCGTCCTCGGAGATGTCCTCATTCTCGAATCCCCAGATCCAATCATCCTCAAGTGGGTCACTATCGCACTCCTGGAGCATCTCATTCGCCAGCATCTTACCTACGGGGAGATTCGTGTAATCATAGTAAATGTCCCCATCGTCATTCATTACTACGAACATAAAGTTCGGGAAGTGCTCACTCAGCCTAGCCCGGATGTCAGCGTACAGTCCCTCGTGTTCTTCGTCACATATAAACATTAGTCCTCCTTCTTAGTATCAGTTACATCAATTATCTCAGCCTCCTTGGCTCTCTTTATCCTATCACGGGCAGCCTGTATCGTTGCGTCGTAATCATCCTGAGTATACACCTTTCGGTCCTCAGTTATCTGTGTGGCTTCACCACGAGCCGTCAGAGCCTCTCTGGCAGCATTAGCCTTGGCTATTGATAGCTCCTTTAGATCCTTGAAACTAACCTCCATCTCTGGGTCATTCTCCATCCTGTCGCGTACCTTATCAATCAAGTCCTCCTCTAGAGAACTTAGATTCAGGTAATTCTTTGCAGCAATCCTACCGCTGAGTTCCTTGAAGTTACCCATATAGTCAGCGTAGTCCGTGAGGACTGATATAATCGTATCGCGGTCAAAGCCGTACTTACGTACCAGTCTAGTCTGACTACTGCCTGTACTGTAAAGATAAAGCAGCCTAGCTACCTTCTGCGGATCATATACACTGAGGCTCTTGCGCTGGAGTCCGCGCTTCTTCTCAGCTACTTCCAGTACACTCTCCTGTATCTCGCGCAGAAGCTCTGCCTTCTCCTTCTCGGTTTCATTCATATCCTCGTCCTGCATAGTCGCCATTAAGTATCCTTATAATC